GTAGATCTATCTACTTTTGTCATTGGACTATCTGATTGAGTTACAGCTGTTCTATTAGATCTTAATTGTGCTTCAAGAACATCGGACATTCCATAAACACCGTTTGGATTTGATGTAGCACTTGTACCATCCGCAGCTTCTCTAAAAAATTTATATTCAGCTTGTCCTTCAACTAAATCAAGATCAAGTTCATCTATTTCCCAATAGTGAATACCTCTATTACCCCATTCTTGAAATAAGATATTAAGAGATCGTCTTGCAGATTTAAGTTGATAACCTGCTACAGAATTTAATCCAATACGCTCAAAAGCATCTTCTACTATTTCATCTATAGCAAAAGTTTTATCGAACGTTGTAGTGTCCGAGGTAGTGTTAGCCATTTAACCTCCTAGCCAGTATATCCAAGTGTAACAGA